ACTGTTTTAGATAACAGTGATCCTAAAAACCCAGATTATTTTTACATACCGTTGATCTATCTCGAGAGTTTTACCAGCCCAGCATTAGTTTTAAAGATTGGTGATACGCAAATCAAAATGCCGGTTGATTGGCACGTCTTAATCGGCGAAGAAGATTTAGGAGATCTAGAGGCATTGCCACTAACGAGTTTAAACGACAGGAGTTTTAACGTATTCCAGTACAATAGCCTCGAATCATTCTCTCCGACCTTTCTCCCGATTGAAATCATTGACGTATATAATGAGGTACAATGGTATGTACCGAAATTAAAAAACGGGCAATTTTTAGCAGTGCCCATCGAAGAAGGCGACAATCCTCGTTGTGTGTATTTCATCAAAGACGTGTCGAGAAATTGCGAGGTAGTGGATTATAATCAAGCATGGTAACAATATTACCTAACGATAACAAAAATAGAATTCCTAATTCTAAGATTAATGTAATATACTACCCGCCTGGGGCCGCCGGTCATCTATTATCAAATTGTTTGATGTTAGCCGACAATTCCGCTACTATGTCAATGAGACAATCATTAGACATGCTCGATGGTCATTTTGATCAAGACAGAAAATTCAATGAGATGATGTTTCGTTTAAAAGGCATTACTAAAGGAACACCATGGGGAGATTTAGGCACCCCAGATCATTTAGACTGTTTATACTATGAGGCAAGTCCTCATCGGAATATAGATTTAAAATATCTAATAGATAATAATTTACATATTTTTGATTTAATACACACTGACCAGGAAATACAAAGGTTAAATAAAATTGTTAATATAAATTCGATTATACAATTCTCACCATCAGAAGAATTTGTAGTTAGAAGACGTTCGATTAATAATTTTCATGAGCTGCATAATTATACACCAAATAAACTTAACCATTTAATTAGTAAAAAATCATATTGCCAGGTTATAAATTGGACACCAAATGATCTGTTAACAGATGATTATATCAATTCAATTGAAGAAATATATATCAAATTAGGATTGACAAATTTCAATAGAGATTATATAATAGAATATATTAAACTCTGGAAGCATAAGGTTTTAGGATTATGAACAAACAAAAACTCGATATATTCAAAGTATTATCTGCTATAGATAATAAAAACTATCAGTTGTACGATAACTTAACAGACGAAGAGCGTAAAGGATTCACGGCATTTATTACAATGAAGTGGTTAGCATCTGTTAACGGAAGTCATGAACTTGAGCATTATTATCTCGCGGCAGTAAATCATTTTACAAATAAGAATTTATTTGACATTAACAAACATCCGAAACTACAATATCTGACGTTAGTAGCAAGTGCCCCAGGCGTCGGCAAACAACGTCACCAATGGCTTAAAGTTAGGCCAAAAGCTAAAGACAAAGGGTCAGAAATAAGAAAGGAATTAGCTCAATTATTTCCTGCTATGAAAGATTCTGATCTTGATGTGCTAAGTAATCAAATAACTAAACGTGATTTAACAAAGTATAAGAAAGAACTTGGTAATGAATGATGAATTTACTATAATATATTCATCAGAATGTAAAAAATACCAATGTGATGAATATATTGAATGGGAATTTGATCCCGATTACGGATTATGTAAATCATGTATGAAAAATGGGGAATCGTATGACATCACTGAGTATCCAGACGATTGTAACTTTCTGACAGAAATGGATGCCTGGAAAAAGAAACATGAGCAAAGTTTTATAATATACAGGTTAAGGAAATGAATGAGTTAAATGAATTTGAAGTGTTAACAATAATGGGTGCTTCGTTTGTTGACAAAAAATTAGCATTGTATTCAGATAAAGGAGTACAATATGCTCGTTATTTAATAAAAGACGATGACCCTGTAATCAGATCTATATGTCATCATATGTTACATAGAGCACATGAAGAGAGAATTAAGTGTGGCTGAGTATACTTGTAAGTATTGTAAAAAATCATTTAAAAGAGAACGTACATTAATAGCTCATATGTGCGAGCCAAAAAAACGTTTCCAAGAGAAAGATGAAGTTGGCGTACGGCTAGGATTCCAGGCCTATGATTATTTTTACAAATACACACAAGATTCTACTAAAACAAAAACACATGAAGATTTTATGAAGAGTCCTTATTATAATGCTTTTGTTAAGTTTGGTAGATATTGTGTAGACATTAACGTTATTAACTTTCCAAGGTTTGCTCAATGGGTTATTCACAATAATAAAAAAATTGATTATTGGACAAAAGATTCTGTTTACGATGAGTATCTAATAGATTTGATATATAAAGAAAATCCAGTAGATGCATTAGAACGAGCGATTAAATATAGTATCAAGTGGGGAGAAGAAAACGATGCTGATCCTAAGGACATCGTCAGACACGGCAATACTAATTCTATATGCCATTTAATCATCACCGGGCATATAAGCCCCTGGGTGCTATACACGTCAGAAAGCGGCCAGAGATTCTTTACAAAACTTACAACAGACCAGCAACAAATAATATGGTCGTACATAGATCCAGACAGATGGTCTAAGACCTTTAAGAAATATTCCGAAGAGAAGGATTTCTTAGCAAGTATGTTGGAGACCGCCGGATGGTAAATGCTGATGTCGATATAGATTTTCCTAATAGAGAAGATATTTTAAAACTGATAAAACACATACCAGCACGTCAACATGATCGCAAACATAATAGCGGAGTGTATGTTACAGACATCCCTGTTGATCCGATATTAAAATGTTCTACAGTAGATTACAAAGACGCAGAAGAACGAAATTATTTTAAAATAGATTTCTTAAATGTTCACGTATATGAGAAAATCCGAGATAACGATCATTACAAACAATTGCTAGTAGCCGACCCACCGTGGCATAGATTACAAGAAAAAGAATTTGTAGAACAAATCATACATATTAACAATTATCACAATACAATAAAAGATTTAGATGTTAATAGTATTCCAAGAATGGCAATGTTTTTAGCAATGATACGTCCAGGCAAGAAACACTTAATTGGTAAACCCTGGAGTGAAGTAAGTAAAACCGTATGGGATAAAACAAACGAAGGTTATACGTTTAAAAAATCGCATGGTATTGCCTATGCCCATTTAGTAACTATTCATATGAATATAATAAACGAAGAAGGTTTATTATGAATATTGCTATTTGTCAAATAGCAATTGATGCCTACGGCAATAAAGACAGTACACCAGGCATACAAGTAATTAACTCAGACCTGTTAAAAAACTATCCGCTCATTGAATATACAGAATTATCAAAGTTTCGTGATGATAAAGATGCTGATATTAAAATAGGTATTGTAAGTTATTTTTGGAGATCACAAGTAGTTTTTGATCTAATAGATGAGTTTAATAAGTATGCTGATTTAATAATAGTATATTCAGTAGAAGCATTGGACCATGAAAGAGGACTAGGTACCGGCGAACTCGCCGGTGTTAGTTTCCAAGAGATGATTAATAAGTATGCCAAGCCTAACGTTGTTTTTTATACTGCTGATTATGTCAACCCAGAGTACATAGATATAAGTGGAGTTAATCATTATTTAAATTTACATTGGATGCGTGATGAGTTTCGATTATATCTTCATGATTTAGAAAAGAAGAATTATAACATCAGTGACATTCTAAATCCGTTTGAACATAAGAAACAAAAGTTCGACGCATTGCTTGGCACTCAGCGAGAGCATAGAAAGTTTATTAGAAATAAAATAGTAAAAAGCAAATACAAAGATCAGTTTTCTCTTGGATATGGCGGTATTAAAAATGAAACTAATTTAACAGATGAGTTTATTGCCTGGCATGCACATATATATTGGTCGCCAGATTTAGTACACAATGAGTTAGGATGTTTCTTTAAAGATATCCCTGTAACATTATCTGCAATCATACCAGAACAAATAATGAAAGACACGGCATATACTATTGTAGCAGAATCATCATTTAGAAACGAAATAAGTTTCTTTACAGAAAAAACAGCTAAGCCGTTAATTGCTCAGCGTATTTTTATTATGTTTGCCGGACAGTATGCCTTGAGAAATTTAAGGAAGTTAGGGTTTAAAACATTTGATAGTATAATAGATGAGAGTTATGATTTAGAAGAAAATCATATAACACGTTGGAAAATGGCTTGGGAAGAAGTAGAAAAATTATGTCAGCAAGATGAAGTAGCATTATACAAAAAAGCCTGGCCTATACTAATGCATAATAAAAACAGAGCCAGAGAGTTAGGCGCAAGACCTTATGTTATGTCGCAAATAATCGAAAACCATTTAATTATGTTAGGGTTAATCTAATCCACTTTTCGTACAAGTGTAATTGATTTACGTTTTTTTCTGTTTTTAGATAAGTTAGATAAACTTGTTATCTGCCCACTTAAGATTTCTAAATTTTTATTATTAAATGTTCGAAGGTACGGTCTAAATATATCCCACTCGCCTTTGAGAAAAATATTTATAGGGATCATACGATTTGATTCCCACCACCAAATTTCGCCAAGCTCTAAGAAAGTCTGTTTTAATTCTGCCTCAACAATCCCTCCGAAATCATACATAGTAGTCACGGCGTTATCTTGATTTAAGATAATCCCAACATACTCGTGATCAGCATATCTACATATAGATAAGAATGGGTATTTGTTGACAATTTTTTGAAATAATTCGTTGTCCATCTTTGATATTTATATAAATATTGGTTATGAAGATAAAAAGAATAATCGGTGTAGGAGATAGTTTTACGTTTGGTGATGAATTATACAAACAAGATTATCTAATAGAAAGAGCAGATAGAGATTTACCTTCGAGTGACGAGTTTAATTCTAAATACAGAATACAAAATTGTTTCTTAGGACAACTAGGTCGAAGATACCAAGCCGAGGTTATTAATCTAGGATATCCGGGTGCTAGTTTAAACAGTATGCGAGAAATAATGACAATGTATCTTCAAGAAAATCCGCCAACGCCAGACACATTAATCTTCGCAGGAATAACACAACCCTGGCGATACAGTTGGTGGAGCCACGAAAAAGAAAAAGCCTTTGACGAAGATCCAAATTGGAATAAACATATACATTCAACATGGATGGCTTCTCAATATAACAGAGATCCAGGATTTGATCCTAAGGTGAATTCTACATATTATGAAGCACATTGGTTTGATCAGTTTAAAATGTTTTTGACACACCAAGATTGCGATGAACATAGTTTAATGAATTATAATCAAACATTATTATTCTTTGATGGCATAGGTAAACATTATAATATTCCTGTAATACAGTTAAACGTTTTTAAGCCACCATTCACTGATGATCAACTGATATTGGTAGATAGTTTTTGCGGCTCTGATTATGCAATGGATCATATTTTAAATGAATACGGAAAAAGAGCATTAATGCCAGGCTGGCACCCAAACAAATTCGGCCATCAATTAATTGCAGACTTTTTACAAAAGAAGATTGATTCCGAAATACTTATCTAACCGATAAATATACAATAAAGGTTAACAAATGTATTCAACTAATATCTACATATACACACAAAAACAGAAGGTACTTTTGTTAAATCCGGATGAATTATATAAGATAAGGTGGCGTCCAGTGTATACAAAAAACTTAAGAGCAAGCAAAGGTGTTAACAACACAATTTTGTTCCAATTTATGAATCAAGATCAAAAACCTGTTGATGTAACAGACATGGTATTTACTTTACGGTTAATGAATCGCGAAGGTGATACATTATTATTAAAGAAGGACTTAGTGATACATAATGCAGAACGTGGACAAGCAAAGTTAATTCTCTTAGAGGGAGAGTTAGATTTATTTGAAGCGCAATTAGGAAATTATAGCATAACAGTAGACGATACCACATTAGAAGTACCGGTGTTTGTAGACGACAATGCCGGAGGCAGAGGCGTCATAGCAATAGAAGATGCAGTGTATCCAGAATTTTTAGAAAGCACAGAAATCACATTACCACCACAAATGCCAGCCGCTTCGAGTCGAAATTTCCAAGACCAAGAAGAACATCCTACTACAGTGAGTTCACAATGGGTACCTATTAGTTCATTCCAGACATTACAATATAAAACAGATACGTTTGAAGGCGAGATAGAAATCCAAGCCGCTAATTCAGCAGTGAATAACGGAGAATGGTTTGATGTACATCTTGTAGAATATACAGATACATTAGGCACCACTGGGATATATTATTATAACATCGAAGGCGTATTTCCGAGAATGCGTTTAAAAATAAGCACCATCCAAGGTTCGGTTAAGGATGTATTAATTAGGTAAGATTATGTCAGAAATAACAACTCAAATTTTATTATCAAACGCAAGTGCCGACACCATTGGTGAAGCAGTTAAAGCAAATGCCTACTATCATAGATTATCAAACTATAGTACATTAAATGTTGACCTGTCAACATTGGATGCAAACACACAAATTCAATGTACATTAAACACAAATCCAAACGAAGACGATTGGTTTGATGTAACACCTACATTAATCACAGACGGAACTCAATCGTATGTTATTAAAGGTAACTTTGTTTGGGCAAGAGCAGTAGTTACCGATTATGTTGCTGGCACTATAAATTCAATAACATTAGAATACTAATATAATTAATAATATGAAATTTAGAAAAGTCGTATCATTTGGATGCTCGTGGACCTACGGAGATGAATTGTTTGATCCTAAGGTCCCAGATCATTTAGAGCATTGGCAACGTTTAGAAAGAAGCGAAAAACACCGAGAGCATTTCTGTTATACCGGCATTATCGGCAGACACTTTAGAGCCAAGCATATTATCAACCTAGGCGATCCAGGCTCAAGTCAAAAGTCCGCTAGGAATTGGTTTACACGTTATGTCACAGAAGAAGATGTATCAGACACATTATTCCTAATAGGCCTTACAGAACGTAATAGGTACAGTTGGATTAGGAATGACATCGATGTACCTGAAAATTTTAGATATGATAATCATATGCATTCAACTTGGATTAGAGATGAAACAACTAAAAACAATTCTAGTTGGCAAGATAAATTAAAATTACATTATGCCTTAGAACATTCGCATTATTTTGAAGAGATGGAACATATAAAGTCTGCTTTGTATTATGATGGTTTTGCCGCTCGAAACAATATAGCATTAGTTCAGTTTAATTTGTTTGGAAAAGTGTTTAAAGGAAGTATAGGAAACACACCAACGTATCTATATCCAAATTCATCAATGCAAGATTTTTTAAACAAAGAAGGAGGTTGTTATGCGCCTGGCACTCATCCTAATGAAAAAGGACATAGAAAGATTGCTGATATTTTAATCCCGGAAATAGAACGTTTATATGAAATTTGAAAAACTAGTAACATTTGGATGCTCATGGACTTACGGTGATGAGTTAGACGATAGGCATAACGATGTATGGGGAGCCCTAATCGCTAAAGAACTCGGAATAGAGTTTGATAATCAAGGTTACCCCGGCGCCAGCCTGACATCAATGCGTCATGGGTTTGTATCATATATAAAAGATAAAAAATATAATCCAAGAACGTTGATGATGTTTGGATTAACGTCTCCGAGTAGGCAGAGCTGGTACAATAATAGAAGACCAAAAGATGATTACCATCCTTACTGGATGAGTCACAATGATTCAACAAAGATGATAGATGACGAATATAATTATTCAGAATTATGGCAAGCCACGTTAAAAACTTTTGTAACACAAACCGAATGTCGTCAGTTTGTAATTAGAAATTTTAATCAAAGTGTAATGTTATTTGATGGGGTATCAAAAACACATGGTATACCTACTATACAATTTAACATGTTTGATGAAGTATTAGATGGGGTTAAGCCACCTACCTTGTTTATGCCTGAATATAACCTGGGTGAGTATTTAGATGATACAAAAGAGGATGTTTGGAAACCCGGCGGCCATCCAAATGAGCGTGGCCATGAGCTTATAGCACAAAAGTTATTAGAGCATATACATGAACGATATTAAAAAATTAGTAACCTTTGGATGTTCATTTACATACGGTGATGAATTAATTGACCGTATGCGCCGCATTGATGTTAATGAATATAGAAATACTCACGTATGGGGCAGAAAGATTGCTGACCATTATGGCTGGGAATTTGACAATCAAGCATTTTCGGGCAGTAGTTTAATGGCGATACGTGATGCGGTAACCTGGTATGTTGCTAATAACGATACCGCTAATACAATGTTTATGGTCGGGTTAACCGCTTCAAACAGAATGTCGTGGATTAACCGATTCCACCATATAAGTAGATTAGATCCAGGTTGGAATTATCACATACATTCGAGTTGGGTTAATGGAACACATTTAGAAGATACAGATTGGGTAGATGTATATAAGTCTTGGGTGGTAGATCAAAATTGTAAGACCTTAGAAAATCTCGAATATAACGAAACATTATTATTAATAGACGGCATTGCTAGTAGATACAAAATACCTACATTACAATTTAATATGCTGAGCCACCCGAAAGATTTAGTCCCTGTTAAAACACATATAATGCCTGATAAAATTATTGCTAAAATAGTTAAAGAAGAAGGCAAAGAAAGAGAAATAGTAGTAACCAAAGACATGGGCCACCCCAACGAAATCGGACATGAGATTATTTCAAAATACTTGATTCCGTACGTTGATTCTGTTATACTATCATTGTGATAGACATACTAAGTTATATTAAAGGCAAAAGAAAACGGTCGAGTTCCGGATGGGTTTCGTTCAACGCCCCGTGTTGTATCCATAATGGCGAATCGCCGGACAAAAGACAACGTGGCGGCATAATGTATTCCAGTGACACAGACTGGAATTATCACTGTTTTAACTGTGGGTTCAAGACGGGGTTTAAATTAGGATACCCAGTAAGCCACAAGGCCAGAAAATTAATGAGTTGGATGGGAGTCCCGGACATCGAGATCCAACGATTAAACCTTGACAGTTTAAAAAACAAAAACATTAATGTCTTGCTTGAAGAACGTGCTAAGAAAGAGTCCGAAGTAAAATTCAATGAAGCCGAATTGCCGGAACATGCCAGACTTATAACAAGTGCCGACACACAACTCAATGAGTATATAGAAAGTCGCAGGATTGATCCACAATCGTTTCCGTTTATGGTAGATGAAGATAAAAAACGTCTTGGTGTACTAATCCCGTATACATATAATAATAAAATAGTAGGACATACAACACGATTTTTAGATGACCGTAAGCCAAAATATTTAAATGATCAACAAGTAGGATATGTATTTGGCTTAGATTTTCAAAATGATAATTGGCAATTTGGTATAGTATGCGAAGGTGTATTAGATGCTATTAGTTTAGATGCAATGGCTTTAATGCACGATGATATAAATGATAAACAAGTACAGGTATTAAGAAATCTACATAAAGAAATTATAGTAGTACCGGATCAAGATAAGCCTGGTCTTAAGTTAATTGACAGAGCAATAGAATTAGGGTTCAGTGTTAGTATTCCGCAATGGGATGACGATATTAAAGACATAAATGATGCCGTAAAAAGATATGGCAAGTTAGCGACACTAATTAGTATTGTAACAAGTAGAAATTCTAGTAGAATTAAAATAAAATTAGCAAAAAAGGCATTAAAGAGGAAAATAGAGATTGCTTAAAGAATATACAGTAGAGGTACAAAAATTATTCTTAGAAATGATGATACAAGATGCTCAGAATTTTGTACGGGTTCAGAATATTTTTTCGCCTATTAATTTTGATCAAAACTTACAAGAGATAGCAGAGTTTGTATCGGCATATAGTGACAAGTATAATACCATGCCGGACTTTCAGCAAGTTAACGCCAGTCTTGGATCTAAATTAGAAACTATAGATGAGTTAAATGATTCACACACCGACTGGTTTTTAGAAGAGTTTGAAGCATTTACCCGCCGACAAGAATTAGAACGAGCGATTCTTAAATCCGCAGACTTATTAGAAAAAGGCGACTACGATCCTGTAGAAAAGATTATTAAAGACGCAGTACAAATATCATTACATAAAGATATGGGTACAGATTATTTCGACGACCCGAGATCACGTTTAGAAGCAATTAAATCTAATAACGGACAACTAAGCACAGGCTGGGCTAATTTAGACAAAGCATTGTATGGTGGATTTAACAGAGGTGAACTACAAATTTTTGCAGGCGGTTCAGGTTCAGGTAAATCATTATTCATGCAGAATTTATCTGTTAACTGGGTTGAGCAGGGACTCAACGGGGTCTTTATTACATTAGAACTTAGTGAAGATTTATGTAGTATGCGTATTGACAGTATGATGACTAACACATCATCTAAAGAAATTTTTAAACAATTAGATGATGTTGAAATGAAAGTTAAGATGAAACAGAAAAAGTCAGGTAAGTTTAGAATTAAGTATGTACCTGCTCAGTCTACAGTTAACGACATACGTTCATATATTAAAGAATTACAAATACAAACAGGAGTACAAGTTGATTTTGTTTGTATTGACTATTTAGATTTGTTGATGCCTGTTAGTGCTAAAGTTAGTCCAAGTGATTTATTTGTTAAAGACAAGTATGTATCAGAAGAGATAAGAAATTTAGCAAAAGAATTAAACGTTATTATGGTAACAGCTTCGCAGTTAAATAGATCAGCGGTTGAAGAAATAGAATTTGATCATAGTCATATATCAGGTGGTATATCTAAGATTAATACTGCTGATAATGTATTTGGTATCTTTACTAGTAGAGCAATGCGTGAACGTGGTAGATACCAAATACAGTTAATGAAAACACGTTCGTCAAGCGGTGTAGGCAGTAAAGTAGATTTAGATTTCGACAGAGAAACATTAAGAATTACAAATGCTGATGAAGTGTCCGACGGGTCAGATGGAAGCAGTATGATGAATAAAATAAAAACAACTACATCAGTGCAAAC